CTTCAATGCAAATTGGGGTCTTTTTTTATGTCTTCTTATATGTTAGCCCTGACAAGTAGCTAATTGTTACAGGCAACTAAGGAATGACTAATTTGGAACACTCACTACTAAAAAACTGTTTAAATAATGAGTTCTATGAGGCAAATAGATCGAAGCTTAGACCAGAGCTTTTTAATGAAACTCTGAAAGAAATATATACTTCCATCGTTGAAATGCATGACAAGTTCTCCAAGGATATAACTTCCTTAGATTTGTTTGCCTATTGGAAGTCAAATCATCCAGTGTGGACTGCCGCGCAAGCTGATCAAGTCGAAGAGCAAGTACAAGAGATTGCTACGTCTGAGCCTATCGATGCAGAAATCAGTGCAACCGTCATCAATAATCTGTGGATGCAAGAGGTTGCGAATGATATAGCGCAGCTAGCCCTGTTAATGAACCAAGGCGACAAGGATGCACTAGGAAAGATTAACACTCTAGTCGAGCGTGTCACGGCGGGGTATCTCCCAGACGATGTATTTGGCCTTCCTGTTACAGATGACATTTATGAATTGCTGGCTACAACAGCCAACGACAACCGATTTAAGTTTAATATAGAAACACTAAGCCGCGAAGTTTATGGCATCGGGCGCGGCGAGTTTATGATTGTTGCCGCGTATTCTAATGTGGGTAAGACCGCCTTTGCAGTGTCGATATCTTGCGGCCCTGCAGGGTTCTGCCAGCAAGGGGCTAAAGTCGGATATGTTTGTAACGAAGAATTTGGGCGCAGAGTAAAGCTTAGAGCTTTGCAAGCCTACACTGGCATGACTGAGGATGAAATCAGAGTTGATCCAGCCGCTGCCGTAACACGCTTTGCTGGCATCAAAGACCGCATTATATTCAGAGATACTCAGGGATGGGATATGAACATTCTTGACGCTTATCTGGCTAAAGAAGAATTCAGTGTAGTTATCGTAGACATGGCAGATAAAGTCGAACTGATAGAAAAGTTTGATCAAGGTCATCAGCGGCTTAGAAGTCTATATACTCAGCTACGCGCTCTAGCCAAAAAACATAATGTTGCCATCATTGCTATGAGTCAGGCAACTGGTGATGCAGAGGGCAGAACACGCCTATCTATGAGCATGCTGGAAGGCAGTCGTGTCGCCAAACAGTCGGAAGCAGATTTGCTTTTTGGCATAGGGAAAGCGGATAACCCCGACAACCCTGATGACCCCACCAGATACATAAACATTATGAAGAATAAGATTAGCGGGAGACACACGCTTGTTCAGTGTAATCTAGAGGGGGAGATAAATCGTTATGTTGTATGATAATCTACCGCCGCACATAGAAATATACTTGAAAGAACTTGGCGTAATTATACCCAAACAACCGGAGCCGGTAGTCGTTAGAGATTTCTCTTTCAAGATGCCCATTTTAGATGAGAATGGGGAGCCTGACTTTTGAAAATTCTTGTATTAGATTTAGAAGTTACAGTGCAATGGATCGAAGGACGCATAGATAATAGCCCTAAAAATCCTGATAATAAAGCTATTATGGCGCAATATGGCTGGCTGGGTGAAACCACAGTCGATGAAGTACATGTGGACACTTGGTTCCATGACGAGTGTAGCGTACCTGATGGCATAGAGCGCCTTACTGCCCATCTAGCAGAAGCTGACGTACTGGTAGCTCACAATGCTAAATTTGATTGTGGCTGGCTGCTTGAAATGGGCTTTGAGTTGCCGCCCCTGATCTATGATACGTTGATAGGTGAATATCTTTTAGCCAAAGGTGCAAGGATAGCCATTTCTCTAAAAGAAACTGCTATTCGCCGCCGCACTATGAGCTTTAAAAAATCAGATCTTGTTGACGAACAATTTAAGCAGGGCATTGGCTTTGAAAAAATACCGCTGGCAGACGTAATTGCGTACGGAATTGCGGACGTTAAAACCTGTGGAGAGATATATTTATCTCAGCAAATTGATCTTGCTAAAGATGAGAATTCTTCTCTTTTACCAGTACTGAAATCCATGAACGAAACACTTTTATTTCTTTGTGAGATAGAAATGAATGGTGTGAAAATTGATCGGGTTGCTTTGGAAGAAGTGAAGCAAAAGTTCTTGGCTGAACAGATCGAAACACAAGCACGATGCAATGAGATTGTAGAGCAAGTCATGGGCGATACTCCCATTAATTTATCCTCTGGGCGAGATAGAACTAAAGTAATCTACAGTCTGGATCTGATTAACCGTGACGCGCATATTCTGACATTTAACATTGGCGTCAACGCGGCTGGTAAATCTCTCATGCCGCCTAAAATGACTGATAGAGAAATAAAAGACTCGATCAGATCTAACTTTAATCCAATGCAGAAGACGCAAGCAGTACAGTGCCCCGACTGCCAAGGCGTTGGCTCAATACAGAAGTATAAAGTCAAAAATAAACGCAAGAATGGTAAGCTTTTTAGAGTACAGGGCGATCCGTACAAAAACAGAACTAAATGTAAGGTGTGTGATGGGGCAGGGGCGTTGTATCAGCCTACGGGCCAAGTTGCTGGCTTGCAGCTAGAGCCTAAAGCAGCCAGCTATGCTTCTGCCAACGGTTTTAAGACTGATAAGATTACTCTAAAATCTTTAATTTCTCAGGCAGAGCGCAAAGGCAATGCACTTGCAGTAGAATTTCTTACAAAAGTTGCTAGGCTCAATGCCATCAGCACATACTTGGACTCTTTTATTGCGGGCATCGAGCGAGGCACTAGAGAGAACGGGCTTCTACACCCCAACTTTAATCAGTGCATTACCGCAACAGGCCGACTTTCTAGCGGCGGCGGTATAACCTTAAATCTACAGAACATGCCCAAAAGGGGCTTTCCGGTTAGAAAAGCGATTGTCAGTAGGTTTGGCTCAGAGCATTTAATCGTTGAAGCGGATTACTCTGGCCTAGAATTCAGAACGGCATGTGAACTTAGTCGGGATGGGCAGGGGATAGCTGATATAATCGAAGGCAAAGACATTCACAGTCAGACTGCGAGTATCATTTACCAGAAAAGCGCATCAGAAGTCACAAAAGAGGAACGTCAGCAAAGCAAGGCCTTTTCATTTCTCCCCCTCTTCGGCGGCACCTCATACGGTCACCCACCGCATATAGCGGCCTATCTAGATGGATTCTATGATATATACGAAGGTATACACGTTTGGCATGACCAATTGATGACTGGAACTCTCAAGAATGGGATCGTACAGACCCCTTCTGGAAGGCAGTATTTCTGGCCTAATGTAGTCAGAACCCGAAACAATCGGGTGACTTCTGCTACACAGATCTTAAACTATCCGGTGCAGGGTTTTAGTGCCGATTTAGTGCAGCTTGCCTGTCTCAGAGCATTCAGAATGTTCAAGGCAGCAAAGCTAAAGTCAAAACTCATTCTCACAGTACACGACTCAATTTGTGTAGATTGTTTTTCTCCAGAATTACAACAGGTTAAAGACATTCTAACAGATGCTATGACAAAGGTTGGCGAAGAGGCCAAAGAGCGCTTTGGCTACTCACTAGTTGTTCCCCTCGACATTGAAATAAGTGGGGGTAAAAACTGGCTTGAACAGTCTGAATATGCTTGACGTAACAATTAACAAAATGTTACAATGAACGTCTAACCTAAAAGGAACAGTATTTTGACTGACCAAATTGCACTTCAAGAAACAAACTTATCAAATAACGAAATAGCAGATGTTTTGGGAGCTAGTAGCTCTGGCGGCACTGCTACCAAGATTCCAACTCTGGCAATCAACTATGATCCAGATTTTAAAATGGGCGGCATATATTTAAAATATGCAAGCGGCTCACCTGACAATATCCATGCTACTAGTGATGTACGCTTTCGGGCTTTTAGCAGTCATGTACAGTGGCAGCATTGGGGCGAGTCAGGATTAATTAATAAATCCACTTTGGTTAAATACAAAAACAACAGAGGCAAGCAGACAGAAGCCAGAGATCAACTTGGCGGCGTTTGTTGCGGTTTACCTGACTACGATACATTCTGGTCTTTAACACAACCCGAAAGGGATGCTTTAAGTGGGCGAGATTGTTACCGAATTGTTAGAGGCCTAGTATCGTTTACGGGCAAATCTGCAGACGGAACAGAACACGTTGTAGAAAACCAACCTGTTATCTTCAAAGGTAAAGGCCGCAACTACGGAGCCTTTACACCAGAAGTATCCAACAAAGTTCCTGACGGTAAAAACTTGTGGGATTTTGAGAGCATCTTGTCGATTGAGCAGAAAGTAAATGTTCATAAGAAGAAGTATTGGATTATGCATTTTGATTACCAGCTTAATAATCAGCTAGTGATGGATCAGCTTATCGAAGAAACCCGCGATCATATACTTGAATTGGTTGTTGGTGAAAATCGGCGTGTTGAAGAGATGTATAAAGCAGCCACAATGCAAGCTATCGATGAGGCTGAACAAGACCGCATCATGGATGAAGTAAATACGCTAGAAGCAGATTACCAAGTCGCTTAAATGGGTATAATTACAGGCATGAGTAACGAGGTATACCACCAACAAAGTGGTATATCCTCTAGCGCGGTGAAAGCTGTTTATAAAAAATCATTAGCACACTGGAAAGGCGAGAAGCGCAAGCA